ATTGAATAGTGACGGTGGCATCTATCCTTATGCATGTTTTGAATGTGATAGCCCTGGTGATGAGGGGTACAGATGGTCAAATTGGAGTTGGCCGGTTGTTGGTTGTTTCTGTAATGGAAAGACTTGTTATACATGCATGCCACCAAATGGAGCAGTAGCTAGAGCATGCGGTGATGGTTGGCATTATGCTGACCCAAACGTAATCTATGCGCCAGAATACTATGCTTGGTGTGGACAAGAGGCTTATACAATTCGCATGACAGCTACTCATTGTTGCACTGTATGTACGACTCTTTGTAGAAAAGTTTTGGATTGTGTTGATTTTTGTATGAGGTATTTATAATGGTAGTAAGCATCAATCGTAATAGTAAAATTTTTGATACACAAGTAACAGACGAATTGAATAAAGCTTTTTCTGGAATAAATGATAAAATAAACGCTTACAAATCAGAGCCACTTGAATATAAAGAAGAAGTCCACACGATTCCAAATTCAAGTTCTTTCCGAGCTGGAAATATTTTGTCATTACGAGAGACAATAAATGTTACTCGCGGTTTTTCTTCATTTGAAACTGTAAAGACTTTGAATATTTCTGTGCCTTATGAAGTATGGGGAACGGCTATTACTGAAAACAATGAGGTTCTTTCTTTCTATCTTTATAAGAGCGAACTGAAACTATATGGTACGCTTTCCAAGTTTCCTCAGAAAGCATACATTGTTGAAGATATTGTTTTGCCAAACTAAACGATTAGTTCAATACCCTCAATATCAGAAACAAGAGCCACTCCAATGAATGTATTATTATTTCCATTTATTCCATAGATGTCTCTTCCGTCGTTAAGCTTACCAATTCTGAATACATTCTGAACTTTTCGCCAAGTAACATAGTCTTGAACATTCTTTCTAATTTTTCCAATTTCCATTATCTTTGTCTCCCAAATAATACATTACAATACTTTGTTGGTTCAATAGCAACCATACAACTATAGGGAAAAGTCTTCTCTTTTATAGTTACAGTTACCAGTACAAGATGTTCTTTGTTCATCTTCATCTCTCATTGCTTCCTCAGCTTGGCGTTTGCTTTCATTTTCTTGTTCTTGAAGAACCATATTCAATGAAGCAAAATAGGTGTCATAGGTGAAATCATCTTATTTTCTCTCCTTTTTATTTATCATTCCCAACTAATAATTGTAGAAAATAGCTACTCTTGCTTTATCTGGAGCTGTCCAAATACACAAGACATTCATATATTTTACTGTATTGCCAAACTTGTAAGTATATGCAATATTCAAAAGTCTGTTTTTTGGAAAACCATACATATTTAGTAACTGAGCAAAAACAGCACCTTCGTAAATTGTGTCAAAATCTCTGGCAAACCTTCCATTTTTAGCGCATTTTAGAATAATACTCATATCGTCAAAATCTTTATTAGCAGTAGCTTCACTTGACCAAGGAATTACTCCAGATGGCTCACCAAAAGTACCTTGTACTTTGACTCCATAATCTTTAGTATAACTTGAAAAAGCCCAATCTTCAGCTTTTGCTGAAAAAAGTGCTATGAGCAAAAGTGCCAATGCCAATACGAAAATCTTGAATGTTCTGTCTTTCATCTTTACAACTCCTTGTAACTTGTTTTTACGATAATAATATATGGGAACTTGAACTAAAGTTCAATTTTTATTCCAAATTCCTTATAGTAGTAATATAATAAGAGATATGAATTATTTTTCTTCGTCCAACATATTTTCGCCAAGGCATACATCGCACATTCCTGCATAGTAATTTCTACAAGTAGCAGTATGAGGGCACCCTTGCTTTTTTCTTTCAAGCTCAAATTCTTCAATAGAAGCTTCAAGATTTTGCACAGTTTGTTCAGGATAAAATCTGTTTCCGTTTATGGCTACCCAAAGCGGTTTCCCTGGTTTCTGCTCATTACAATAATGATTTGCTACAAGCCATTTCCAAACTTCATCGGTCATACCTTTGTCATAAAGGTCTTTTTTAGTGATACCATTCCCACCAAATGCTCCATTTGTCTTAGCATAATGACACATAGCACAGAACATCTTCAACTGCTTCCAGCCACTCTTCAAAGTTGCTTCCAATTCGATTTGCTTCTTAGTTTTTTTCATTTCGGTTTCTCCTATTTGAAAGCGGGACTGGTATTTATCCAGTAAAGCAGCTTTGTTATTTAGTAATATAATATATTAGTTAGTACAATTTCAAAAGACTAACTATTTTTAGTTTCTAATAACAATACCGTTAGTCCAAACCATATCAGTATTATTTTTTTCAACCATCTTACAAGCTATTACTGCGCCAACATCAGGTTTTTCTCCAAATTTTTTCTCAATCCAATCAAACACTTTATAACAAGTGGCAGGCGAAATAGACGCAATGTTACCGACTTTAGCTGTGTCATAGATTGGCGCAGTAATTGCTAAAGCAACTTTCTCAACTGGCACCATAGCATCATAACTGTTCTTCTTTGAAGTGATTTTTACCTTTACATTCATATAAAACTCCTTAGCGTTTAGCTTACAGTTATAATATATAAGTTTTTTCACAAAAGTTCAAAAATATTTGAAAAATTTTTACTAAAAAGGCAATTTCAAATCTCCATCCCATGGGAAAGTGTTTTCTTTTAGTTCATAATGATAGTCTTCGTCAATAACTTCGCCTGTAAAAAAAATTGTGTCTAACAGCATCAATCTTCTTTACTATTGCGTATCTGTTTAGCAAAGACACAATAGACTCATCATCAAAACCTTCATCAAGTCCAATATTATAGTTTCTCATAGAATTACCTCCAATAATAGAATAACACCGTTTTCTAAAACTTTTCATTTATTCTTGACATAAACTCTTGGCGTTTCCAAAAACATTTTCTACCAATAATAGCAATAAAAAGGCCAACAATAGAAAAAGCAAGTCCTATAACTGCTAAAATAAATGCTACCATAACCATTCTTTTCTCCTTTATAGATTAGCATATATAAATGCAATCAATTTTCAGCTTATTTATAAGCAATCAAATAATTAGTTGGAAACTTTTCAAAAAATTACTCTCCAATAATATATTTCATTATGTTCTTTTTGTAAAGCTCTTCAATAAACTCTTCATCTTTACAATCAGTGTAAAAGCCATCATAAACTGAAACACATTTATAGCCTGCTTCATTCAGGTCATTCATAGTTGCCAAGTTTACTGTTCCTTCCATAATAAATATAGCGTCATTGTCAATTTTCTTTCCGCCCAAAAAGTCTACCATATCTTGTCTAATATTTTTATAGTAGTCAACTACATCTTGAACTGTTTCTGCATTTGATAGCTTTACTAAAACATTTACACGGTCAAGATTATTTTTGTAGAATGAAAGTTCTTTAGCAGTAAGTGGCTTCATATTTGCTACTTTTTCACTTATAGCAATCATACTTTCCATAAGTTTTCTAACTTTTCTAGCATCACTAAAATACTTTGTCATATTCAATAATTTGAATTCCTCTCTTTCTTCTTTAGACTTGAACTGTCTTTTATTCAATAATGAATGAAAATCAACTGAGTTGTCAATATATTTTTTTGTATTATAAGAATAAGTCAAATTATATATTGATGCTGAGCGGTCCCATTCAATCCAATTTCCTTTGCCAAAATAACTGTTCAATATTTCCTTTCTTTCATTAGACTTTTTGTTTTCAGATGAACAAAAATAAGCGTAAGGCCTGCAGCCATTTTCTTTCAAGCTATATTTGAACTCGCCTGATACAGTTTGTCTTGAAAGTTCATATTGTAACTTTGGCAAATATTCTTTATAAAGTTTAGAATGCTTTGATTCTTCTGCGAATGTGTCCAATAATGGTAAATTATTAGTATTATTGTAATGATAAATAAATGTAATATGTAATAAAGATAATAATGTATAAATAGATGAAGTAGAGAATACATAAGCATAAGATACATTATTCAAATGATTTGGGTCATTGAAATGCTTTATATCAGAAACTTTTCTTATGAAGCCCAAAGCTTGCATATCTTGAAGTGCTCTTTGATTACCTTTTACATTTGCTTCTTCAGTAACTTCGAATGTGTCCAATAATGGTAAATTATTATTGAATAAATGTTTGATATATGAAGTATAATTGAAAGTAGTAGATAATTGAATAAATGATGTGTTATAATGTGATAATATAAATGAACAAATAGGTAACATTCTATGAATGCACACTTTGTATTTTCTGCCTAAAATGTCTTTGCATTCTTCAAGAGTAATTTCTTGTCTAAGTTTAGATTTTTCTGTGTTGATGATTGACTCGTCTAAGTAGATTTTTCCTAGACAGTCTGAAAGATAGTTTGTTTTTAGATTTTCGAACTGTAACATAAAATGAAAGTCTCCTACTACTGAAAGCTAAAGCACCGGTGCTAACAGTAGCAAGAGCTTCCATATAATTAGTTAGTATAAGAAAAAATGAAAGACTACACTTTTTCTTACAATATTATATTAACTTATAAATTAGTAGTTTTATAAACAAAAAGAACTAGCCTATTTTTCAGCACAAGCTTACTTTAGGCTAGTTCACTAAACTAATTCCTAGATTATTTGTATTTATTTAGTAAGGTCGAAGCTCAAGCCCCACTGCTCTTCAACTTTGATTTGGTCATCTTCAAGTATATAGTCCTGATACCATTCATCAGCTTCTACTTGAATATGGCCATCGTACTTTTTGAGAAGTTTAGCGGCTTTCTTGAAAGTTTTTTCCAAGTCTTTTGTTGGCTGGAAGTCTTCTGTAACTTTTGTGGCGAATTCTTTAGTGAATCCTGCATTTGAGAAAAATGTAATTGTAGCTTTCATAAGCTTTGCTCCTTGCTGCTTTTATTTAGATTTTTTGTTTTTGTAACGAATCGCAGCAGTTTCGTTGACGTATTGTAATAAACTTTTTTGATTTTTTTGATTTTTTTGAAAAAAATTACAACTTTTTTACTAAACTTTTCAAATGTAGCTAACTAACTATTATAAAGGAGAAAATGAAGATGCTTACATTATTTTGTACAAGTTTAGGATACGTTATAGTAGCAAGTGCTATTGGTGCTGCTATAGTTTTTGTTATTGCTGCTTTGGTTGTTGGGACTTGCGAAATATTTTCAGAAATACGAAAAGAAGCTCACTTGCAGAACAAATAACTAATTATATATGAGGAGAAAGTCAAATGGAAAGAGTAGTTCATTCAAAGTATGATTTGATAAAAGCTATTTTAGCATCAAATCTCGAAGAAGACGTGAAAGAAGACGTTGTCAACAGTTTGATAAACTGTTATCAACCCCAACTAATTTATTATGGCTTGACGACAACGACCAGTGATGCAATTAGAAATCCTAATGTAATTTACACAGGAGCTGGTGGCAATGGAATATAGGTTTAGATGTCCAAAATGTGGAAATGTGCAAAATATTGCCATTCCAATGGATGAATATGATGAAAAGAAAAACTCACAAACTTGTAAAAAGTGTGGTCAGATTTTGAAACGCATTATTGAGTTTTCTGGCTCGATTGGAGGAACTGGAGGTTACGACTCAGTTGCTGGAAAAGCTTCATGGCAAAGCTAAGGAGAACAAATGTGGAAAACAAAATTATTAGCGTGTGTGCTGCTATCGTTATTGCTTTCTTACTCGCATTCTCAGTCATTCAGTCCATCAGATTGGAACGCAGTATGGAACGATGTGAACAGTATCGAATTGAACTTGTCTCAGCTCAAAGTCGAGAATCAGAAATTGGAGAATGCATATCAAGAACAAGTGTTATTCTCAGCGAAACAAGCAATACAGTTGAAGGACTTAGAGAAAAGCTCGAAGCGGTGGAAAATAGCTACAATTATATGTGGGAGCTGCTTCATAACGACACTAGTAGCGTGGGGGATAACAAAAAATGAGTAGTTTACCACTTTCAGTTTTAGAAAATGTTTTACACCCAAAACAAATAAACTTTGATGAAAACTACATTATTGAACTAAATAATGGAGAGCTTGTAACACTTGGTGATTTGACAAACTTTTGGATTGAAGGACATCAAAAAATCAAGAAAGCATTAGATATTATAAAGGAGACTAAAGAAAAAGTTGAATGCGAGCCAAAAGAAAAAGCGAAACTTCAGAGCAAGCAAGAAGTGGAAAGACTTCAGGCATCAGATGAATGTGAAACAAAAGGGACTAGACCCAGTAACACAAAAGAAATTGTGCAAGGGAGCAAACCTACATCACAGGAACCTAAGCGAAGAAGAATACGAAAATCTGACAAATGAAAATGACTTCGTGATGCTGAACAAGCAAACTCATGAATGCCTTCATTGGCTTTACCGTTATTGGAAGAAAGACCCAGATATTTTAGATAGGATTTCTGAAGAACTTTCAAAATGGTACTAACTAAATAGGTAGCTGAGTAGCAGCGGCTTCCAAGACCTGAAAAATGGTGCTGCTACAATATTTTTTATAGGAGACTTTTCATAATGGAAAAGAATTGTAAACAGCTTTCTGGTAAATGGAAAGAATGGCAATTCAAAAAGTATTGCACTGATATTACTAAAGTTGAAAATTATGACAAACTTTATAATACAGATGATATTTATGATTGTCATCACCGTCTTGAGACACACGATTCAGATGGTGAAAAACACTTAGTTCAACTTACTTCTAAAGAACTAAAAGCACTTGGTATGTATTATAATAGACCACCAGAAGAACTCATTTTTCTAACACATTCAGAGCACGCAGCTTTACACATGGCTGGCAACAATCACGGAACACATTCTGATGTAGAAAAAATAAAAGAAAGTCTAAAAAACAATCCAAACAGTAGACAGAATAGAGCAAAACTACTTTCTAAAAAGTGGCACGAAAATAATGAAGGACTTACTTGGAATCAATTCCAAAAAGCACATAGAGGAGACTGGAGATAATATGAAAAAATTTTTTATCAATGTACAAGGCGGAACTGGAATGAACATTGCTTTGGCAAGCTTCATTTCATTCATCAAAGAGAATGGCGATGCAAAAGGTAATAAAGATTATTCTTTTACAGTTTTGTCACCCTATTTTGACATCTTTGAAAGTTGTAAAGATGTTGAAAGGGTTTATAAACCAAATGAAATCAGAGACTTCATTTTCGATGCTGAATTTGAAAAAGCAGAGTTGGTAATGGGTAGACTTTATGACCTTGATGGCTTTATCAAAAAACAAATGAGTTACCCCGATGCATGGGCTAAAATGTTGGGTATTCCTTGGAAGAAAGACAAAGAGACAGGAACAGTAACAACTTCAAACCTTGAGCCAGAAAAGAAGTACCCATATCTTATCAATCAAGCAGATGACATTCTAAAGAAAATCAAGGAAAACGGTTTCAAGGATTTTGTCATAATGCAGTTTACAGGTGGACAGAGTCCACTTACACAGGTACCAGCAAATGAAAAAGGTGAGCCTGATTGGAGCAAAGTTCCTTACAACTATGATAATGAGCCACTCAAAAGACATTATCCAATCGACCTTGTAAATCAGTTTATCAGTCTTTTCAGAGCAGCTCACCCAGAAACAGCAGTTATTTTATACCAGCTTCCAAATGAGCCAGCTCCAGATGGTGTTTTCAGATTTACAATTCCATATCTTGCATATCATGTATTGGCAAGAAAAGATGAATGTATTGGTGTAGTTACAATCGACTCTTCACTTCAGCATCTTGTTGCTGGTTTGACAAAAACACTTGTTATTTGGGGACATTCACTTCCACTTTCATTTGGATATGACTACAATAAAAATGTTCTTCAGGATTGTCGTAGAGATGATATTCTTTACTTCTCTGCGCTTGGCCCATCTGGAGCAGCTATCCGTTATATCAAACCAGCAGACTTGTTGAAAGAAGTTGACTCATACTTATTTGGAAAAGAGGAAAAATAAATGAAGTGCTATAAGTGTGGTAGAGATGTGCAGTTGACTTATTATTTACTGCCTGACGGTATTCGTTTCTACTGCACTTATTGTTGGAATCAAATTATAGGAGACTTAGAGAATGAAAGGAATACAAACGAAGTTCAAAGCGATAGCTGATGAATGCTGTTTAGCTTGTAGCTATTTATATGGGGCATACCATTCTATGGCTGACGAACACGAAACCAATCCATTGTTTATTGAGACAGCAGTATGTGCTGCTATGCTTCAAGAATTAGAAACACTTGATGCTATTGACAAGAATGGTTTTGTAAAAGACGCAGAAAAGCTTTTAGCGGATGCTACTGGTAAAAAGTGGAGAGTAACAAAGATGAAAATAGTTTCAATCCAAGAGCTTCCAGAACATAAATATGCAGTAGTCAATTTTGAGTTCAATGGTAAAAATCACTGGGCTTTATACAAAGATAAAAAGTTTTTGTATAATACATTGGAAGACAGCCAGTGCTTCAAATATGGAAAACCTACTGACGCTAGAATAATGGAGATACAGTAATGAGACTTTTACACGATTACATTTTGATTAGACCACTTACAGAAGAGAAAACTTCTTCTGGAATTATTTTGACAATAGAAGCACAATCAAAGCAGTTGAAAGGAATCATCAAGCATGTTGGCTCTGATATTGAAGATGCTTCGATTGTAGAAGGTGTTACAGTTATTTTTGATAAACTCAATTCATCGGAAATTGAAATTGAGGGTGAAAAATATGTCATCTGCCAATACGATGATATTATCTGTATTTTGTAACTAATTGTTATAGGAGACTTTAGAAATTGCATAATATAGACATTTACATTCCGCCAAAAGCTTTTAGATACTTGATGAGCAATGTTGAAAACAGAGGCGCTTACACAAAAAACAATCCATTGTATGTTGTTTATTACCGTCATAGAAATGGCGCTTTAGGAAGTGCTGTTTTGAATATTCCAAACTTGACAACCTTTGTTGGCCAATGTGTTTTCAAAACAAGAAAACAAAAAGAAGAGTTTGTCAATTATTTTATTCCATCATTGAGAAGTCAAATATCAGAATCGAATAAGACTAATTATAGATGGCGTACTTACGACCTTACGGAGTATACATGGAAGCTTCAATAAAAGAACAATGGTCGCGCGTTCAGCAAATATCAAAACAAGAAATGGCTGAACGCCAAGAACTTTTTACAAAGTATCAAAAAGAATACAATGAAACTCACGACAAAAACATCTATTGGGAAAAACTATATCCATTGATTGTTGATTGTGTAAAGTCTAATGTTTTGAAAGTAAACCAGATGCACTTTGTAAATAATTTTGAAGAAAGATGTAACGATGCAGTTGATTTATTATCAAAAAGATACTTGACAAAACCAGACTACAATTTCAAGTCTTTAGTTACTTTATGCTATTTTGCGGCTGTTTGGGCTTGTAGACAAAAGAATGTAATTTATGAGGATACTGAACAATCCTATGAATATTTGGTTGATGAAATGATGATGCATGAAGACGACCATATTATTGATTTTGAAGATATGATTGACTATAAATATGGAGATGTTGATGATTTGTACTAGCCTAAGTCAGTATATTCTTTATCAAAGTTTGAAGCTTTCTCTTCAAACTTTTTCTTTTTCCAATACATAATCATGCTATATTTTATTCTATCATTCCATAATGAATAACCATTTTCATCAGTTTTCAGTCGCGCTTTTCTTATTTTATCTTTTGCTTCTTCAGATTGTTTTTGTCCCTTTCTCATATACTATTTGTAAAACATTCTACTACAAATTAGTAGAATGTCAAGTTTATACAAATAGATTGATTTAGTAAAATGAAGTGACCCATTAGGGGAGGTCGGTATCCCCAGGAGAAATTTTTTATGGCTATTGTATCTAATACAAACATTCGTAACCTCTTGAAGACAGTCTATCTTTCAGGTGTAACGAATAACAAGTACCAGAACAGCCCAATTCTTCAGAAAATCAAGAAAGAATCTTGGGGTGGTGGTAAAGAGCTCAAATATGCAGCTCAGTATGGTAATGGTGGTAACTTCGGTTCTGACTATGCTCTTCTTTCTAACAACCCAACAAGTGGTGTAAAGAACCTTGAGTGGACAGCTGAACAGGGTTATATGACTGGTCTTTTTGACATCAACACACCAGAGATTCTTACAACTGCTGAAGAGCGCGGTGCTTACATGAAAGCATTGAACAACAAAATGGCTGGTTGTTTTGATGGTATGTCAAAGACACTCGCTATGTATCTTTACGGTGGAAAATATGGTGTAATCGACCAGGTAAAGGCAGATGTTTCTATCATCGCTGGTTCAAACACAATCCCAATTACTTCTGCTGGTTCATTGAAAATGGACGTTGGTACACGCTTCGTAATTGCTTCTGCTGGTTCTGCTAATGGTGCTCTTCCATCAAGCAACCTTTTGAACGCAATCATGACTGTTACTGCTATTGATGACACAAGCGTTACATTCACTTCAACTGCTGCAGTTTCTGCTTATGCTGGTGACTATATCGAACTTTACACATCACGCAATGGTGCAAATGTTCAGGGTATTGAAGGTCTCGCTGAAATCGTTCCTTCTTATGCTGGTCGTGATGCTTCTGACTCTCGTTGGACAACTTATATTGGAACTACTTTCCGTGGTGTTGACCGTTCAGTTGCTGTAAACCGTCTTGCCGGACAGTATGTAAAAGCTGCTTCTACTGGTAACTCAAGACTTACAGATGCACTTGTTTCTCTTTTGAAGAAAACAAAAAGAGCTGGTGGTTTGAACAACATTGTAATCATCAACGATGAAACATGGGATGCTGTTGGTGAGGAACTTGGTATCCAGAGAAACTTGTGGCAGGCTACAAACAGTGGCGAAAGCAAGAACAAGTTCACAGCTGGTTACTCTGAACTCGCTACTGCATTTGGTGATGCATTCATTGGACGTACAATCATCGACCCATATTGTACAGAGGGAAAAGCTTACATGCTTGATTCAGATGACTTGACATTCTATGACCTTGGTAATGTATCAAAAGTAATTGACCCAGTTGCTAACGACCAGCTCGGTAAACACGACATCGAAGCTGTTGGTGACCAGGGAATTGGCGACAGCCCAGCTCCAAAAATCAACATGGACAAGCTCTTCACAATTACTGAAGGTGCTAAAGGTTCATTTGGTCCTGCACTTGAGATTGCTGCTCATGTTTATGGTAACTTCATCTTGAGAAAGACAGCTAGTTGTGGCGTAGCCGACCTTATTTAGTAAAAAAATAAGCACTTTTCTTGACTTTTTAGTAAATCTATAATAATATAAAAGTATACTAAATTTTCAAGAGGTGCTTATATGATAAGACTAAGTAGAGTTGAATTGTATTGTGAGGGCGACTTCACAAAGATTGAGAACTTTTATGTGGCATTGAACGACAAAACCCAGACATGGGAAATCCACCACAGAAAAGAAACTGAGGAAAACAAATCAAGAAAAGAGCTTATCGAGCAAGGTTTATATTACAAAAGACCTGCCGATGAGCTGATTTTTTTGGCAAAAGCCGAACATTCCAGAAGGCATGCTATAGCTAAAACTGGTTTGAACCACAGGCTTACAAAAGAAGAGCGCTCTGAATCCGCAAAAAAAGCTTATAAAACAAGGGTGGCTAACGGAAACGCAGAACCTTGGAATAAAGGCATTCCAATGAGCGATGAACAAAAAGCTAAAGTGTCAGCTTCAAGAAAAGGTAAAGGAACTGGGCCAAGAAACCTTTCTGAAGAAGAAAGAGCTAGAAGAGCTGAAGCTTGTCGAAAGTTACCTAGAAGGCAAAAAGGCGAGTTCAAGCATTCTAAGGAATCTATAAAAAAGATGTCTGAAGCACACAAAGGTAATAAAGCTCACTGTAAGCCAATTACCATCAATGGTATTACATACGCTTCTAAAAAAGAAGCGGCAAAAGCACTTGGAATGCCATACATTGCTTTTGTAAAAAAATATAAATAGATAAACTAATCCTCCTAACAAAAAAAGTCTCCTATAACTTTGTGGCCTCCTTTCGGAGGCCTTTTTTGTTTTATACAAATAGATAAATTGATATAGGAAAACTTTACAATGTCAAATTGGAATAGAACTACAAGTTTACAAAAACTTCAAACAATTATAGACTCAGAACTTGGAATGAACAGCTACCGTTTAGCACGTTATCTAAACGATGTTTCTGTCGATTTGAACTATTTCCAAGAATATAACGATTCGATTTGGGGCTACAAGTTTCTAAACATTCAAGATATTGACTTAGCACAATCCCCAAAAGTAAATGTAATCAAGTCTGTAATAGACTCGTTAGTGTCAAAAATCAGTAACCAGAAAGTTAGACCATACTTCACTCCAGTAAATGGACTTTTCTCAACAAGGGCTATCGTAAAACAAGCTCAGCAGTTTTTCGATATAATTTACGATAAAGAAAAAGTGCATGAAAAAATCACACAAGCTTTTAGAAATAGCTGTATTTTCAATATTGGTTATGTGTTTTTCAATCCATTCATATCTGAACTCGAAGCTCCTGGTTCATGGCAAGTAGCTATCTGTAATACAGAAAAGGGATATGGAACACCAACAAAAGCATTGGTTGAATATAAACATTTCCCAGTTACGCAGCTTGATAAGTATGGAATAAAAGGCAAATATACTTCTGAATATGTAAACTTCAAGCTTTACTTTGATACAGTAGAACATGAAATGGTTGCTTATGTGAATACAGTTGAGGCATTGACAAAGAAATATCGTGCTGATAAGATTCCATTGGTTCCTGTTTATCATAACAAACCAGTATTCGGAACAAGAACAATTTCTATCGTTGATGAGCTTGATGGTATTCAGCAAAATATTGACTTATTGAACTGTAAGATTTCAGCAGCTATGCAACTTACACCAGCAAATACTACTTATGTAGAAGCTGGTTCTTCATTACAGCCAGGTGATATTTCAAATAAAACAGGAAATGTTTATTCAGTAAAAATGGGCCCAGGCCATACACAACTTCCTGTTGTAAATGTAACACCAGCTCCAATGGACCCAATGTGGATGAACTGTCTTGATAATTATGTAAAGCAGGCTTATGAAGTAGTTGGTATTTCTCAGCTTTCTGCTCAATCTAAAAAACCATCTGGACTTGATAGCGGCGTTGCTTTACAGACTTTATCTGACATCGAATCAGACCGATTTATGGTTCAAGTAGACCAGTTTACTAATGCTTTTGTTGATGTAGCAGAAATAATAATAGATGTCATGGAAGATGGCTCTATTTTGCCAAAGTCGATAAATACTGCTTCATACTCTTGGAAAGATATAAGAGAACAAAGAGACTTGTTCAAGATTCAGTTTTCTGCTATGTCAATTCTTTCAAAAGACCCAAGTACAAAAATGCAACAGATTATGCAAATGTCTCAACTTGGTTTGATTACTACAGATAAAATAGCTTCATTCTTAGACTCACCAGATTTGGAAGATGCTTACAAAGAAGCTTCAGCTATTTCTGATGCTGTTGATGCTTGTATTGAAAAAGCTATTGATGAAGACATTTATGAGATTCCTGATTACATTGCATATCAGCAATTACTTCAGAGAATCATTGCATGGGAAAATAAACTTTACGCTGCTAACGATACTGATTCATTAGCTAAAGTTTCAAAATTGAAAGAAAGCTTGTTAGATTTGATGAATGAAACTGGAATGGTTGATTTGAGCAATGAGCCAGCACCAGAGGAACCATTAGCTAATGAGAATATGACTGCTGTCGGAAGTTCACCTGAAGATATTTTAGGTGCTCAAGCAGAAGCATTTGCTGACCAAGGAACAGATACAGTTCCTGATAATTTAGCAAATCCAATCCAAGCTCCTAATTTTTAGTTTACAAAGAGGTAGAAAATGATACTTAGGGCTTTTAGAAAGTATCGAGAGTTCTGTAAGAAAGAAGCTGAGCTTTCTCAGGCAATGAGAAGACTAGCCAATATTCCGATGGACTATGAAACAATTCAAATGATTGCTGATACTGTATCTTCTGGCTATGAAGTAAAAATACATGTAAAGCAACCTGATGGAACAGAAATTACTGTTGAGCGCTCAAAACCTCAAAACCAAATTGAATACAAAAGTTTTCAAGAAAGGTTTAGAGAGGCTCATCAATAGGGAGAATAATACAATGATGGATAAAATCAAAGCATTTTTCAACAACAAAGTAACAAAGATTGTTGAATTTGTATTATTGGCACTTTCTGCCGCTGGACTTATTTTTGGTGGCGTAACTAGTGCTGATATTTCTTCTGTTGTAACATTGACAGAAGGTGTGATTGTAGCAGTTGCCACACTTGCTGCATTTATTTCAAACTTGGTAAAAGGAAAATAAAGATATGGAAGAGTTAGATTTCAAAACACAGTTGAAGAGTTCTCTTGAAGGCCTCGACAAAAGAATCATGCAGTTGGAGCATCTTGTCAATGATGTAATTATTGGCAGCCTTGAGTCAGCAGCAAATGAATATGCTGATAATGAAGCTTTTGATAAGTTCAAGGGAAATTATGGTGAGTCTTTGAAAGACTTGGTTGAGCCTTATAAGAAATTGTTCGGTGAAGACTATGACCTTGAGCGTTCTCTTTATGATGACTTGAAAGCAACTGAAGGCTATGGAACTGAAGGTTTCGATGAAGCAGGTTGTATGACAGCTCGTATTGAAGACTTGAAAGCTCGCATTGACGCTATCAAAGAAGACGTTGAAGAAGTAGCAGAAAAAGTAGAAGAGAAAGCTCCAGAAGCTGAAGTTGAAGTTGAGGAAAAGACTGAGGACGGAGACAAAGAGGAAGAGATTAGCGACGAACAGCTCAAGAAAGAGTTTGAAGACGCTATGAAAGAAGGTGACCTCTAAGCTCTTTAGCCTTTTATAGGAGACCTTTATGGCTAAAGTGAAAGAAGTAGTTACAACCGAACTCAAAGGAAAACCAGCAAAAGCAGTAAAACTTACAGACGGGACATTAGTTTTTCAACCAAATGAAGATATTGAAGAACTTTTGTATACTGCTTTTGCTGAAAAGTTTGTAAACGGAAAAACTAATCAAAAAACATGGATTGCGCAGTTTGTAGACCAACAGATGGATTCTTTGAAACAAAGTCTAAAGAAAGACCCTTATGTTGCTTTATCCACAACTCGTGAAGTGAATAAAATCGTTTCAAATACTCAAAGCTATTTCAATACAAAAAAGCAAACAGATTCTGACTTCTCTGAATATTTGTTGAAGAAGATGCTATTTCCATGGCAGCAAAAAGTCTTCGAAAGCACTGCTAAAAAGAAAACAATGTGTTGTGGCCGTCGTTCAGGCAAAACATATAATGTTGTTCAGCAAGCTTTGAAAGAATGTTTGAAAGGTCCAATTCTCTGTCCAGATGGAACAAAGAAGCCAAGAATTGCTGCTATTATTGGATTGACAGTAGAGAAAACAGCAAACTTATATTGGGAAAATATAAAATCAGCTATTGAAAAATGTCACATCAATACAACTAAAGTTGATAATGGTGGCTACACTGTTTACTTTAGCAATGGTTCTATTTTACAGCTTTTAGGCAACAACAGTAAAGCAGAAAGAGAAAAGATTCGAGGCGCTGACTATTGCTTTGTTGCTATTGATGAATGTCAGTCTCAAGCTGGTATGTACTATCTTTGCGAAGACATTCTAAAACCAATCTTGAAAGGTACTGATGGTACTTTAGTATTATTGGGAACAGGCCCTATTTCAGCAGGTGGCTATTGGGAAAAATGTTTGAATGATGATGCTTTTGAGCATTTCCATGCTACTATGGAAGACAACCCAACTATTCCAAACTATGAGCATGCACTTGAAGATGTATTGATTGAAAACCATTGGGATAAAAATAACATTACATTCAGACGAGAATATTTAGGCGAGATTGCTTATGATACTGAAAGAATGATTATTCCAAAAAGAAGCTATTACAAAGAACTGCCACAAGACTTTCACCCAACTAAATGCTACATTGGTGTTGACTATGGTTGGAGTGATTACAGCTCATTTGCTCCAATTCTTATTGATGAAGCTACAAAAGTTGGTTATGTTGTACATGAATGGAAAGCAAACAAAACATCAAGCCAAGCTTTGGTTGATAAAATGAAAGCATTGAATGAGACAATTCATAATAAATACAACATTCCAGTTGAAGATATTCATATTGTCGCTGATAGCTCACACCAACAGATTTCTCAGGATATTTATAATCAAGGAATAACAAACATTCAGAATGCTTACAAACTTGATGAGCAGTACCAGTGGGCTAGACTTTCAGAAGCTTGTGCTTGTGAAGAACTATACATACTCGAAAATGGAGAAATTGATAAAGAATCAGATGCTGTTGTTTGGAAATGGAATCAAGAAAAAGGTTGTGTTATTTATCAAGTTGATGATGACACATATCACCCAGATATTCTCGATTCTTTGAAGTACGCATGGAACCAATATGTGACTGACAGAAATGCTTCGTAAATACAAATAGATAAAGGATAATTCAAAACATGGCAAACATTGGAATCCCGCTAAACAGTCATATAAACACAAAAGATAACTTTATCATTCATCAAATAGATACTCAAGAGAAAGATGCTTTACAGAAAAAGAATACTTTGCAGTTTCAGTCAACCCTTTCTCCAATGTATTATAAACACGAAAATAAAGTGATGACCACATCAGGCCACACTTTTACAATTTCAAACACTCAGCTTATTGACGAAAAAAACCAAAGCTATGCGGTTGATAATTCACTTGTTGTTGATGAATCATACGACCTAACTCGGTGGCATTCAGGAAAAGTTGTAGATGCAATCATTGCTTCTAATTTGATTTATGCAGTGTATGAAAATAGTAACTCCGTGGATTTTGTTATCTTTGATACGGACGGAAATGAGACTTCTTCTGACACTTATACATATGA